TTTTCTGTTTTTAGCCGTTTTAAACCCTTTAATAAATTGGATGGTGCAAATCCTCGCAAAAATTATGTAATGGCACCAGGACCAAAACAAACGACAAACACGGCACTAAACAGGCGTTATTTTCCGGCAAGAACAAAAATGTTTGAACGTGCTGATGGAACCGATTTATTCAATGATTCACATTTCAATATAATGCGACTTTTTGCAAATGAAATTGAAAATCTAACAATCTGTTCCCTTCAGGCTGATATTTCTGAAGATGATATTGAAAAGGATAAAAACGCCAAAATCAAAGAATATTTGATTAAGTTGATGAAAGTTAAAAAGTAATTAATAACCAAACACAAACGATTATGTTAACAATTTATTCAGTAAAAACAAAAGATGGAAATTACATTTCTGATTCTTTAAATTCAAAAAGCGGAAGTTATTTATCCCGATATTTAATAAACGACAAACCACCAATTCCAACATTTAAATAAAATTGGTTTTTTGTTGAAGGTGATATTCAAAAAGTGCATCAGATGAAATCACGGCCAAACATAAATTTTCGTTATGTTCTGAAACCTGATCTTTCTGAAAGTATCACAAAGAGCTTCAAACAGGAATATTTGCGTGAAGATGTTGCAGTTTATGATTCAGAAAATTATGAATGGAGAATTACAGATGATGAATTTTCAAACATTTACAGTTTTTACATTTTGATTTCAGATACTCAGGAACCAATTGAAGATTTGATTGAATTTGAAGTTGTTGTTCTTTCAGAAATAGAATTGATTCATGCACCTGTTTATGATTCTTATAAAGTACAATCTGATCCAAGTTGGGAACATAAAGGAACAACTGATGTGAAAATGGAAAGCAGAATTAAAAACTTTTTAGTTGATGAAATGTTAACACCGGAAATTTTAATTCATACAAAACCGTGTTCAATGAATGGAAATCTTTTATATCCTATTGTAAGGCAATATATCAAAGATCACATTGATTCAAGATATGCAGAAATAACATCAGATTATGCATTTTGTTTCACGGTGGTTAAAAAATTTCTATTGGCAAAACCTTATGAAACACAACACGAAATTTTAACGGCAAAAGGAAAATCTTTCAGGACTAAAAAATTCAAAAAAAAACTGCATACTGATAGAAAAGTTGAAGTTTTTGAAATGACACCACCGGAAAAACAATATGGAAAATATACGGTGTTGAAAGGCATTGAAGGGAAAAACCATGAAGATCTTCAGGAAAAAATTGAAATTTATCTGAAATCATTAATGACGATGATAAATGAACCATTAATTGAATGTGATTCCTGCAAAGGAACTGGTGTTGTTTTGGATGAAAACTATAAAATAAAATAACTACATTTGAAATCGTATTTCATTTATTTTCAATTTGCGTTGTATAAAAATCCCTTCAGTGTAAAAACCAAAGGGATTTTTTAATTTAAAAAACTATATTTGAAAAACAAAAACTTTCAAATATGATAACTTACAGCATTTGCCCAATAGTGTGAATGAAATTTTACTTTGATCCAATTCCAATTGTGAACCGTTCCCAAAGAAGAAAATCAAAGCTCAGGAAATCAAAATAAAATCATTATATTTGATTTGTCGTAATACAGCAAAGTTTAAACGCTAAACACCACCAAAGGAAACAACAATTCCAGGTGGTGTTTTTCGTTTATAAAAAATCAGTAAGTTTGTATTAAAGAAACTAATATACTTTTGCAGGTTTCAAATCAGAAAACTCAAAAGGATAAAAAGGACAATACACAATGAAAGAATCAACACTCAAAAAACATCAATCCGTAATTGATGAATATGTAATTAACGGTTTTAACGGAACAAAGGCATATCAAAAAATATATCCAAAAGTAAACGATAATACAGCCGGCGTAAAGTTCAATGCATTGGTAAGGAATGGTAAGATTGCCGAATATCTAAAACACAAACAGAAAAAAGCATCAGAATTTGCCACTGTAACGCATCAGGAACTGTTAGCGGAACTTAAAAGATGGGCGTATAGTGATACCACCGAATTCATAAATCTAACGCCTGAGGATGTTAAAAAGATGCCAATTGAATTAAGGCGTTTAGTTCAGGGTTTTACAATCACATCCACAACAACCGGAACCGGAAAAGATGCCGTTACTACTCAAATGGTGAAACTTTCCTTTGTGAACAAAAAACAGGCATCAGAAATGATTGCAAAGCACATTGGTTTCTTTGGTGAACACAATTATCAAAAGGCCATTCCTATTTCAGATCTTTCACCACAGGAACGCAGGGCCAAAATCAAAGAATATCAGGCAAAGATTGATAAAACCTTAAACAAAACCCAATGACAATCAACAATGAATTTGAAATTGGGCAAACTGTATATTTGAAAACGGATCCAAACCAGTACCAAAGGATGGTGGTTCAAATAGTTATCAGGGCAAAGGATATTCTTTATGATATTGTTTGCGCTGAATCACTTTATACGGCACATGCCTTTGAACTTTCATCAGAAAAGGATCAATTAATGATTTGCCAATGATTGCATCAGATGAAATCAGTGATCAGGAACTGAAGGAACTGGAAGAGCTTTTGCGACTGGAGGAAATTGATATGCTTTATGATGGCCTGATCAATCCAGGACCTGATGCAAACCCAAACTTCAAATATTTAAAGCAGTGTTTCCAGGATCAGAAATGGAACGCCAATGATGAACTGATTGCAGGGAAAAAAGGCGTTGCATTGGAAGGTTCAACAAGAAGTGGAAAAACCTGGTCCGGTGTTGATTTCATTATTTGGTTATGCACAAGGATTGAAACGAACTGCAAAATAAATATTTACCGTGCAACATTTGCAGAATTCAAAGATACTTTATATGAAGATTTCAGAAGGCGCTTGGATGATTTTGGAATTCCAAACAAATTTGAAAATGCTGAGGTTGTAAAATCATTTCGCATTGGTGGAAATGTGATCAGTTTCAAAGGATGTGATAAACTTGGAAAAAATCACGGTGCCGGTGCTGATTATGTTTTCTTTAATGAAATCATGCATATTCCTGAAGGCATATTTAATCACGCAGCAATACGATGCAGAAAATTTTGGTGGGCCGATTACAATCCATCATTCAGTTCGCATTGGTTTTTTGATCGTGTTATTGGCCGGAAAGATGTTGGTTTTCTTCGTACTACTTTCCAGGATAATCCATTTATTTCACCAAACGAAAAGAAGGAAATCACCATCAAAGAACCCTGGCAAACTGGCTCCTATTATGTAACACCTGAGGGTGAATTGATGTATAATGGATCGCCTATTGATTCAAACAATCAACCACCGCCAAACCTGGATAACTTGGAAACCGCTGATGAATATTTTTGGAGGGTTTACGGTTTGGGATTACGTGGTTCAATGGAAGGCGTTATTATTGATAGGATCCATTGGATTGATGAATTTCCTGAAGATATGGGATATTTTTACGGCAATGATTTTGGTTTTTCTGTTGATCCTAATGCACTGGTCCGATATGCTGAAGATGAAAACAATATTTATTTTGAACTGTTGTGTTATAATCCTGTTGAAACTGATGAAGGCCTTGATGAACTTTTCACTGAACTTGGAATTGAAAAGGCACTTCCAATAATTTGTGATTCATCAGATCGTTTTGTTTCTGAGCATAAAGGGGTGATTGAAATGGTGAAGGGCCTCAGAAAAAAGAATTGGAGGGCCAAAAAAGTCAAGAAAACAAAATCAGTGATGTATTGGCTAACATCAATGAAGAAAAAGAAAATCCATTGTGTTAAGAATGATCTATGGCTGAAAGTAAAAAAAGAACAGGAAAATTACAAATTCAAAAAGGTTGCAGGAATTCAGATAAATCAGCCTGAAGATAAATTTAACCACTGTTTTGATGCAGTAAGATATTGCCATATTGAATTCAACAGGCCTGAAATGGAAATGAAAACAGAAAAGAGTGTTCGTCAATTGGGCGTTAATTATTGATGTTTCAAATTAATCTGCAAAAAGTTTAAAAGAATTTTAACAAAGGTTATTGTTATTACGAATATATTGGTTAAATTTGTAACACAAACAAATACAAACGATAAAAAAAATGGAATCAAAAGAATTAAGAATTGGTAATTATATCTCAAGGCCTGATTTAGGATGTCATACATATAGAATTGAACAGATATTAGAATTAGGTTTAAAGGTTAAAACAACAGGTCCAATAAAAGTTATTTGTGATTATAAAGATTTAATACCTATCCAATTCAAGAATTGATGAAATCGTTTCACGTGATTACGTTTATACAATTTATTTTGGTGGAACGGAATTTGAATTGTTTTTAAATCCAAAAAATGGTAAAATTAGATTCAGAAATTCTCCAATAGAAATTGAGGTAAAATATGTTCATCGGCTTCAAAATCTATACAGTACTATCACCGAAGAAGAATTAATAATTAAAACAAACGATAAATTATGAAACCAAACGAATTAAGAATTGGAAATATTACCGACAAAGGAACAATAAAATCATTTTATGAAAATGGCGTTCACGTTGGGATGGGAAAAATCTATGAATTTTTTATTTTAAAACCAGTTCCACTAACAGAACAATTGCTTTTTGATTTTGGCGCAATCAAAAAAAGTGATATTATTATTTACTTTGATAGATTCCGTTTGATGTGGAAAAAGGATTATAAGTATTGGTATGTTTCAGATAAAGAACGTTTGACCTATTTAACTAAAATTGAATTTGTTCACGAGTTTCAAAACTTTGTATTTGCAATGAATTCAGAAGAACTAAAACTTAAAATAAAAAACAAATGAAAAAAGTAAAAATCAGCAAAACACTTGCAAAGCAGATCCACAAAGAATTGATTGAAACACATCTTGGCGATTTACTGGAAAAAGAACTTCCTGAACTAAAGAAACAGAAATTGGAATTCAACCGATGGATTAAGGATGATAATTTTCCTTTATGGCTTGCCTTTTTTGGTTCCGATGGAATCAGATATGGATTTGATTCACTTGGTGAATGGTACGTTAAAGATTCAGGTGAACTAAACCCAAACTTCAATGAAAGAAACCGATATGCATTAAACAATGAATGTTATATTAAATTCCAAGTTTACATTTTAGAAAAATATAATGATGGTGATTTATTGAAATGCGTTGAAACTGGAAAGTATTTCAAT